GCCGGTGACGGTGGTAGGCCCTTTGGCCCCGCCGCCGCCGCCGCCTGCCGACAGCCCGTTGAAGGTCGAAGCGCCGCCAGCAGAACCAGCGTGGGTACGACTCCCGCCTTCGCCGCCGCCGCCATACAGGCGGATGGTGATCGTGTTGTATTCCGGCACGATAACGTTGTGGCTGCCCGCCGTGGTGAACTCCTGCGAGCCGGGCGTTACCGTGCTGCCCATCATGATCGGGAACGGGAAGGTCATTGCAGCGCCACCACATTCGCGTGAGAGTAACTGTTCGTGCGCGTGATGTAGACGAGGAACTTATGGCCGTTGGTCGTGGTGAACGATGAGCCGCCCACCTTGGTAAAGCCGGACATGGTGATCGCGCCGGCGGACGCGTTGTTGTCGATCTGGATCACCATGGAATGAACGCCAGCCGGCGCGGCAAGAGTGAACGCGCCGCCATTGACGATGTTCTTGAAGTTCCCTTCGGCCGGGACAGGCGTATAGGTTCCCGATGACTTCGTGCCGTCATTGTCGCTGGTGGCGGTGTAGCCCGCGGACAATTGCGTCGTGACGTTCTTCTGCACGGCATTTTCGATCCGGCTGTCATCGCCCGCTGCGACGGTTCCTGCCGCCGTGCCGACATTGCACGTGGCCGCGTCCCCGAGGCCGAGATTGTTCCGCGCGGTTGCAGCACTCGCCAGCCCAGCCAGATCGCCCGCCTTCGACAGATAGGCGGACGGATCGAATGTCGCTGCGGCGCTGGCGCTCGCCGCGGCCTTGGCGGCGTGGTGCAGCGCCGAGTATCGCCCGGCCTCGACCGCAACGTCTTCTTCTTCCTGCGCCCATTTCTGCGCCTTGTCTCGGGCAGCAGCCGCATTGCCCGCCGCCGTGCCTGCCGTTCCCGCCGATCCGCTTGCCAGATCGCGCGCATCTTCTGCGCCACCCCTTGCCACGACGGCAGCATCCCTGGCAGCCATCGCACCCGCCAGCATCTCCACCTGCGCCATGGTCGAGCCGGCAAGGGCGGCGATCACCCAGTCGTCATGCGGGCCGGGATCGCCATAGGCTGCGACCACCTCGCAGATGAGCATGCCCGTCTCGCTGTCCCATGCAACGCGACGGGCAACCGCATAGTCGTCCGCAGTCACCGCACGGGTCAGCGCCAGGAACGGCGACGGCGTGAACAGCCGCCGCTCGGTCTCATCGTCAATGGCGAAGGTCAGCACATTGGTCGCAGCAAGCTCGTTGCTGCTTGCCGAATGCGCGATCAGGAAGCCGCGCGCCTGCATTTCGGCAACGCTGGCAATCGCCGGCCCCAGAATCTCGTTGATGCGGTCGAGCGCCAGCCGGCTGACATCAGCGGTGGCGTCCTGCCACGACACGCGCATCTCTTCCAGCGCATGCAGGCGGCCGTCAAAATGGTCCCAGTAGTAGTTGAAGACCCGCGCAACCGCCTTCGTCTGCCGGTCGATAAAGGCCGGCAGACGCGATGAGCCGAACAGACGCATGATGATCAGTCCCTGTTGCCGGGCGCCTTCTTCAGGACACCCGCCGCGTCGAGCTTCTCGCGCACGGCCGCACTTGCCTGATAGACGACGCCCGGCCGGAAGGTGATGCCGGGCATCTTGAAGACGCTCACGACTTCGGTCGCAACGAGAATGCCGGCGTCCTTCGCCGGCGTCTGGGTCTTCGCCATGGTCAATCCTCCAGAGATCACGACAGCGCCACGTAGCGGCGTTCAAGCACGACCGGCGGCGCAATGCCTGCCGTGCGCGTCATGTCGGTCCTGATCCTGAACGTCGTGATCGGGGTGCCGATATTGAAGACGAAGCCAAGCCGCACGCTGTCGCCGCTCGGGTCATCGGCCACCGGCGGCTCGGTCACGTCCGGCATGTATGTCGAAGCCCCGCTGCGGATGGTCGGCGCCAGCGTGGCGTCGACAGCGTTCCACTTGTGCACGACATATTCGAGGCGGATGTTTTCGGCAGCGGCACCGAGCGTGATCTCGCTCGACTGCTCCGACAGCGCCAGCGCCGGGCGTGACAGCGTCAGCCGGTTGGCACCGGTGTAGAATGCCGGCATCAGGTCCTTGGAGCCGATCAACACTGCACGCATGGGCGCGGTGTTGGTGCCGTCCGGCATATTCTCGAGGCTGCGCAGCGGCCGCCAAGTGCCGGCGATGTTGATCTCCCAGGAGATTTCCGTGCCGGCCGGCACGATCTGCTCGGTGGCAACCACGATGTCGTTGATACCGCCGGCAAGATCGGCCGTCTGCAGCACGATCTCGTTGCGCGGCTTCCTGAACTCGGCCGCCAGCACCTCCAGGTAGATATCCTTCGTCAGGTCGCCGACAAAATACTCGCCGTCGGTACCGGCAAACCAGGTGCCGTCGCGCCAGGTGTCCGGATGGACGGTGGCAATGCGGTGGTTGCCCTGCGTGATGATGACGAGCGCATACATCCTGCCGCTTTCCAGCAGGACCGGGTTCATCATCGCCGCCGTCTTCACCGGCGACTTCTTCAAATTCGCCACAGGGATCGACACGCTCGACAGCGTCCTTGCCAGGACCGGCTGGCCAAGCTCGGTCTCGGTCAGGAACACATGCACGTCACCGGACGTGTCGAGGCTGGTCAGTTTCAGGTTGACGCCGGTGAACCACATCGCGCGAGGCGCGCGGAACGTCTCCGCCGTCAGGATGCCGTTATAGGCGGTCGTGGTCGTGACGACCGACGTCACCTGTTCAGGGATCGTTTCGGTCCAGCTGTAATAGGTCTTGACGGGATAGTATGCCCACCAGCCCCAATAGCCGTCCCAGATCCCCCCGTCGTAGCCATAGGCATAGCCATAAGGGTAGTAGTAGCCATACCAGTACGGCGCGTAGTTCCAGGTCCAGCCATAGCGCGTCACCGTGCGGTAGACCGTCTGCGTCCTGATCGTGTGGGTCTTGACCTCGAACTGCGACAGCGACACGTCGCCATTGGTGGCGGGGCCGGCGATCGCCACGACAGTGTCATATGCAGGCAGGACCTGGCCGCTGGCATGCTTCTTCGCATTGGGATCGTTGTCGTTGAACAGCGCCAGCGGCCAGTCGCTCGCCGCCGCGTCGGGGAACAGCAGCCCGTTGTCGATCTTCGCGGTCGATGCCGAATAGACCGTGTCGGTCTCGGCATCGTCGGCAAAGAAGGTGGCGCCGTATTGCGCATAGGTGTCGGGCAACCCGACCTTGTCCTTCAGCCGGGCAATGTCGAGCAGGCCACGCTCCAGGTCCTTGCGCGAAGCGCGGTCGCGGCTGCGGTCGTTGAGCGCGGCAAGGTCGGAGACCAGCCCGGTGACGGCCGGCTCGACGCGGGTAAAGTCGGCGCGCAGGGCTCCGATGGCCTGCGCATTGCGCTGGGTCGAGGTCAGCCGCGCCGCATCGTTCATGGTCACGCTCTCGATGCCGCCGACACCCAGAACGATTGTTGCCACCACGATCGAATTGGTGGGAATGGCCGGCGGCTGCGGATCGCCGCTTTCGGCGCCGACGATCGTCTCGACATTGGCCTGCCGCAGCATCAGCATCTGCAAGGCCTGCGGCTCGCCGATCATGTCGTCGACATCGACGGCGACAGAACGCTGCTGCAGGTCGGTGGCGACCTCCTGGCCCCAGACCGTGACGACGGCAATGCGCTTCTGCACCAGCGGGATCTGGTTGGTGAGGTTCTTCTCCGTCACCGTATCGAGCCGGAACATCATGCCGGAATAGAAGCGCCCCGGCGCAACCTGGATCGACGTGCCGCCGGGCAGGATGGAGACCTCGAAGCCCGCGAAGCTGCGGTCGGTCGACACGGCATCGCGCACGACATCGTCGAGATCGCCCTGCGCATATTCGCCGACATGGTTGAAGTCGTCGGCTTCCGCCAGCATGAGGTCGTAGAACTTGACGCGACGCGACATCAGATCACCCTTCTCAGTTCGCCAATGGTGAAGGCGCCGATCTCCAGGCCGTTCGAGATCGTGGCGCGCGTTGTGGTTTGCGTGTGCGCCAGCACCTTGTCGCTCAGCCGCTTGGCCGAGCGCATGGCGCCGAGCGTTAGGGTCAATGCCCTGTCCTGTCGCGGGACCAGCCTGCCGCGCAGGAATGCCCCGACCATCATGCCGCGACGTGGCATCTGCTGACGGATGCGCACGCGGATGCGCGCGGTATGGTGGGCGATGTTGATAAAATCGCGCCCGATTACCGCGCCGCCGCCGTGGCGTGCCACCAGCGGCCGCGTCGGATCGAACAGACGGGTGCGTGTATAGATGTGATCGACGGCGCGGTCCGGCACCAGGAAGGCACGACCGATACGGCTGCGGCTGTCGACAAGACCGTTGAGCGCAAAACGCTCGCGCACGAATTGCGAGCGCACATCGATGACGGCAAGGTCGGGCCGCAGCACGTCGACAGCAAGGACAGAGCCGCCGGCGATCTCCTGCTGCTGCCGCGTCACCAGCGTATAGACGCGTGCTGCCGCATCATCGACGCCAAGGAGCGCGCTGCCGGCGAAGGAATGGCCGAGCACCATGCCGCGCATCGCCTTCGGCACGCGAACCTCGACCGCTTCCTCGACGATGGCCCTGCGGCGGATCGGCTCGCGCCGCGCCACCACCAGCTTCGTCTCGACGCCACGATCATGGAGAAACGCCTGCGGGATCGCGTAGGCGGCCGCATCGTCAGGCACCAGCACCGCGCCCCGGCCGGCAATGAAGCGGTGCTTGAGAACCAGGCCGCGCAGGGCAAACCGCCGGCGGCCGCGATAGATGCGCAGTTCCGGATAGCGCGACAGCCAGGCAAGCCGTTCCGCCTCGGTCATGCCGCGCCCGAGACGATAGCCGGAGGGCGGCCGCCAGACATGGTCGATCGAGGCCCCGACGATCCGCAGATAGCGAACCATGCCGTCGAGCGTGCCCTTGCGGCGGTGGTCCTGCGGTGCGGAGGCGATCACCGCACGCTTCTTCCACGTCGGCCAGTCCTCGTCCCAGATATCGACGGAACGCTCATAGGCCAGATAGGGCAGCAGATGCTCGGGGCAGGCCCACGGGTCTTTTGCCCGCCGCACGATATCGACATCGAGCCCGGCCCATCGCTCGCCCGATGTCTGTTCAAGCGCGCGCTCGAAGCCGGTGGCGTTGGCCGGCAGGATGGTCTGGAACTCAACCGGCATGTTCTTCCACCGTCACGGAGATGCTCGTGCAGACGGCAAGCGCGCCATGATCCATCAGGACGTCGCCGGCAGGTTCGTTCACCACGGCGCGGTCGACCGGGCCGACGGACGCCGCAGCGATGATCGCCGAAACCGGCACGTCACGGCCGGGAACCCGACGCGATGCCACCATGGCCGCCAGGCTGGATGCTGCCGCCTCCTTCACCGCCACCGGGTCCGGCCCCGGCTGGATGAACACCGTCACGTCAATGGCATAGGCATGCGTCTCGACGGAACTCACGGCAATCACGTCGGTCAGCGGGCGGATGTCGTCGCGGTTGAGGTGATCGCGCACCGCACCGATCACATCCTCGTCTGCCGCGCCCGCACCGTCGCGCTGCTGGATCGCAACGCGGACCTGTCCGGGTGCCGGTGTCCACACCTCGGCATTGAGCACGCGGGCGTCGGCGCTGAGCGCGTGGAACACATAACCGCCATGCGTGCCGGCCGTGGCGAATGCCTCCGGCGCCAGCAAGGCGCGGCGACGCATCTCGGGATCGCTTTCCATGACTGCCGGCGCGCTGTCCGTTGCCGGCTCGATGACGCGCCGGGTCATGCCGTAGAAGGCTGCCAGATGGTCGAGGTCGGAGCCGGTGGCGAACGCCACCATCACCGCGCGCACGGCATCGTTGATCGATGCCAGCATCAGCATCTCGCGCCAGGCGTCGACCTGTTCGACGATGATGGCGGGGTCCGTCTCCAGACCGCCGACGTCCCAGTCGATGCCGTATTGCGCCATCAGCGCGCCAAGGCGCCCCCTGCGCTCGGCAAGGATCGTCTCGAAGTCGACGCCGCGGATGGCGAGAGGGGCGGGAAAGCGCGACAGGTCGAGCGTGGTGGCGGAAAACCTCATGTCACCCGTACCCTCTGCCCGAAGTCGATGCCGAACGTGACGACGCGCTCGACGGTGAAGTCGCCCAGATGCCCGCGCGGGCGGAACTCCGCCTCGATGGTCATGTGCGCAGACCCGAGCCGGAGCGCCTCGGCCGAGCCGTCGAGCATGACCTTGCGGACGCGAAAGCGCGGCTCCCACAGATCGATCGCCGTGGCGACCAGCTGCCGCCAGGCGGCAAACAGCGCCGGCGTCATCAACCGCCCGAGCAGTTCGGCGATGCCGCCGCCGAATTCGCGGCGCATGACGCGGCTGCCGATCCGGGTCGACAGGATCACCTCGACGCCCTGATATGCGGATGCCAGATTGTCGATGACCTTGCCGGTATGGCGGTCAATCCCGGCCATCGTTGTCGGTGTCCTGCGTCTTCACCGGCTTCGCCGGTCTGATCGTCTCGGCAAGCGGTGCGATGCGGCCTTGTTCGAGGTCGAAGCGCGCCTCCGCCTCAGTCAACCGCACCTTGCGGTCGTCCGGCACACGCGCGCCATTGACCCATGCCACGCCCTCATGGACGCGGTATTGCTTGCTGTCGGACATTTTTGTTTCTCCTAGTTCGACGGCACGTCGGTATCCGCGCCGCCCGGCACGATGCCGCCATGGACATGGCTGTCGCCGACATTCTTCGCGTTGTGGCGCAGGCTCGATCCGTTGATCTGCACATCGCCGTCGATGGTCATCTTGCCGCCGGCAAGCGTGATGGTGACCCCGCCGAAGCTGACCTTGTTCTCGTCGAGGCTTTGCGAGATCGGCGGGTTGGCATCGGAGAAGCCGCCACGGATCAGCACGCCCTGGCGCGGATCGCCGCCGGGATTGATGACGCCAACAATCTGGCCTTTCGACAAGGGCGCCCATGTTCCGGTGGCGCCGCCGCTTTCGGGGTGCGGATACCAGGGAGACAGGAACGGCGTGCCGTCGGCACCTTCGCCAAGCTTGAGGCGGTAGCCTTTCTGCGCGTCCACCTCCTCGACCGGCCCGACCTTCAGCGCGTTGCCGAAGGCGGTCTTCAGCATCTCGACGTCGATCTTCAGCCCGATGAATGCGTCGATCATGGCGCCGGCTCCACGGTGACTGCCGGACCGGCTCCGCCGATCTCGATCTCCACCTCGTCAGGCCCGTCCGGCTCGCCAAGGCCGAGTGCGGCCATCTCCGCGCCTGACAGGGCGAGCCACCTCTGCATCGCCTTGCGCGGATCGTTGCCGCCTGCCAGCAGGGAGCGGATCACCTGCGCTTGCGTGGCTGCAACGTCCGAAAGAACCTCCAGCTTCGCGAGGAACCGGTCGAATGGTGTGTCGGCCTCAAGCGGCTCGGCCATCGCCGGCTCCGGCAACAGGTCGAGCGAGATTACCGTCTGGTGGGCGGCAATGCGTGTGCCGGTCGCATCCGCCGTGCGCCGCCGCTCGACCGTCACCACACGCAGCGACAGGCCGCGCCAGATGTCGGCCCATTCATTGTCGGGGTCGGTTAGCGCCGTCACCACCTGGCGGTCAACGCAATCGAGATACATCTCCATGGCCGGATCGGCAGCCGGAATGCCGATGCCTGCGATCCGGCTTTCACCTGTGTCCGGATCGGTCTCGACCATCGCCGCCGTGATGCCGGCCTCGATGGTCAGGTCGAGCCGCCCGCACTGGTGCAGTGCGCGCGCGTCAAGATCGCTCTCTGCCTTGGCCATGTCGGTATAGACCGACAGGAACGGCTTCTGCGTGTCCGTGCGGATCGAGCCGTCGGCGGCCACGTCGAGCACGCCGATCTCACTGTCGAGCACATTGTCGCCGACCAGCGTCTTGCCCCTCAGCGCCTCGACGGTCGCAATGCGGATCGCCAGCCGGGACAGCATCACGCCTCTCCCAATTGCAGTACAAGCCGCGTCATGGTGCGATCATCGATGGCCAGCACCTCGAACCACGGCTCGCCCGGCCGCGACAGCGCCTTTACCTTGTCGCCCTTGCGCACGACGATCAGCGGATATTTGGCGCGGTCGATGTGAAGCTCGGCGCGTTGCGCCTGGATGCGGGTTCGCCATGCGGTATCGGCGCCACGGCCGGAAACGGCAGTCTCCTTGCCGCCACCGACGCGCAGCACCGCCTCGATCTCGATGGCAGGCCGTGCAGGATCAACCGCGCCGCCCTTCATGAACGACAGGCGCACCGGCTCGGCGTGAACATGGTCCACCCGCGCCAGAACGCGGTCGCGAAGGGCATGGTAGCGAGCGGTGGCGGGCATGATGTTCTCCGGCGACGTGCGCGGCAGAGCTTCAATGCCCTGCCACGCCAGTCATCAGGTGCGCTTGGCGCGCATCAGCGCGGCAGGACGCGTGCAGATGTGCAGCGCGTTGGTCTGCGTCTCGCCGTTGACGCCCTTGCCGTTCGCCATCGGCCACTGCTTGGCATAGAGCCGCTGGCCGAGCGTGTTGACGGTCTCGACATAGTCGGCCGGCCCGTAATAGGTGCGGAACAGGCCGGGCACGCCGACGGGCACGAACTTTGCCGCGTCGGTGGCGATGCCGAGCAGCGCGCCGTCGCCGGCACTGTCGATCGCGCCATAGTTCTCGAACACGATGCCGCCGAACTCGAACATCGGGTTGGAAGAGCGGTTCGGGCCGATATAGCTCTCGCGCAGGATCTGCGCCTCGCTCCACCCGGTATAGGTTTCGCGAACCTCCTTGTGCGCGAGCAGGTCGTCGAAGAAATTGTCGCCGACAAACGCGTGCAGGTAGTCGAACGGCACGCCGCCCAGCACCTTGTGCACGGCGCGAATGGTATCGACGCACTTCTTGCGCAGAACGCCCGCTGCAGGGCTGGCAGCGTCCAGGTCGAAGTCGACCTCGGTAGGCTGCGCGACACCAAACTCGGTGAACAGGTTCAGCGTCTGGCCGCCCTTGTAGGTGACGATGCCCTGGACGGCGCCGATGCGGGAATATTCGTCGGTCAGGTCGAGATCGGCGATGTTCTGCGCGATCTTCTGGGCGACGATGCCCTGCACGGTGGCAAGCTGCGTCTCGGAGCCATAGGCGCGCACGCCCTGAACCTCGTCCGCCACGACCGACCAGTCACGCTGGAAATGCGGGATGGACAGGTTGCGGATCGAACGCTTCTCGTTGTCGCGCACCTCGCCCGGCGCGCCACGCGGCGACGGCGCGACAAGCTGGATGGTGTCGCCGATCGATTCCAGCGCCACGGTGAGCGTCGTCACCGCCGTCGTCTGGAACAGGCCCAATTCGCCAAGGCGGCCGGAGCGGACGCGCTTTTCGCTGATCGCATCCGTCAGCGAGGTGACACTGAATGCGTCATTGTTGAAAATGTCGAGCATTGCGCCCTCCTTCAGCGGCAGATGATGCCGACAGCGGCAAGCTGGGCGCGCGCGGCGCCCTTCCTGGTGTCGTCATTGATGGTGGAGCCGTAGGACAGCGCCGGCGTCTTGACCTCCGCATCGCGGGTGATGGCGGTGATGGTCTGATCGGCGCTGGTCGCGTCGCAGCCGTAGAGCGCGACAGCGACGGCGGTTTCCTCGCCGGTCGAGCCGGTCGCGGTCGCCGGCTTGTACTTGCCGGATGCCGAGACCTTGCCGAGCACCATGCCGGGCGCGATCTTGCCGGAGCCGGATGCAACGGTGATCGTGTCGCGCGAGCGATGGAAGCTTGCCTCCGACAGGAGGAATTCGCCGGGGTGCCGGCCTTCGGTGAACGTGGTCATGTCGGGTTCTCCGTGTCAGACCGGGGTTGATCAGTGAGCCGGCGTGCGCCTGAAGGCGCTGTCCCAGCCCTTCGCGGCAACCGCGCCATCGGGCTGGTCGGACGCGGCAAGCGGATCCGTGCCGGCCGAAAGGCGGCTGGCGAGCGATGCCGGCGACGCAGCACTGGCAGCGCCAGTGACATTTGCGGTGACGAACGCCACCACGTCTTCCGCCGCCATGCCGGGCGAGCGGGTGGCAAGGTCGATGGCAGCCGCCGTGCGTCCGGCATTGCCCCTGATGCCGTCGGCAGACACGATTGTCCCGAACCGGTCGGTCGCGGCCTTGATGCCTGCGGCTTCGCCCTCCGAACGGGCAGCGACAATCGCGCTGTCGTGCTCGGCCTGCGTGATGCCCGCATCGTCCATGGCGGCGGGCGCGCCTGTGATCTCGCTCATGGATGATCTCCTGGTTCGCGAGGGAGAGCGCCCGACCTTCGTCGTTGCGCGGGAAAGCTCGGCCAGCACGCTCTCGAACGTGCCGATGCGATCAGTGACGCCAGCGTCGACCGCAGCCTTGCCGATGAATGTGCGCGCCTCGGTCTTGCGCGCGGCGGCGGCCGTGAGCCGGTTGCCGCGTCCCTTCGCCACGGTGGCGAGGAAGGCGTCGTAAAAACTGTCGACCTCTGCCTGCAGGCTGTCTCGCACATCGGCGGTGAGCGGCTCGAACGGATTGCCGTCGACCTTGTGCGCGCCGGCGTGGATCAGCGTCGGCGTCACGCCATCGCGGTCGAGCTGGCGCGAGAAGTCGGCATGCAGCAGTACGACGCCGATCGAGCCGGAAACACCTGTCTCGGTCGTGACGATCTCCGATGCACCGGATGCGATGGCGTAGGCTGCGCTTGCCGCCATGCCGTTGACGATAGCGACGGTGCGTTTGGACGCGGCCAGATCGCGCACGAGTGCTGCCGTCTCGAAAGCCCCGACAGCCTCGCCGCCCGGCGAGTGCAGATCGAGGATGACCGAATGCACGGCAGGGTCGGCGGCGGCCGTTCTGATCTGGTGGCCGATGCCCTCATAGCTGGTCAGGCCGGAGT